CTCGGGACAAGTACGCAATCGGTGTCGACTGCGGTGCAGGTACGGGCGGCGACTGGTCGACCGTAGTCGTCGTGTCGGCGCTTACGAGACAGGTCGTCGACATCCGCCGCTCGAACTCCATGTCCCAGACAGAGTGGGCCGAGGTAGTCGCTGACGCCAGCCGCAAGTGGAACAACGCCAAGGTGTGCGTCGAGAGCAACGGCGTGTGGGGCGGCGTGATCGTGACCGAGCTGCGGCACACGATGCCACCGACACCGCAGTGGACAGACGAAAAGGGCAACTACTGGACGACCAACGCAGAGTCGAAGCCTCGCATGCTCGAGGGTGTGCGCGATGCGCTGGCTCGAGGGCAGATCCAACAGCTCGACAGCTGGACCATCGGCGAATTGCGCAGCTTCAAAGTGGATGAAAAGGGCAGGCCGTACGCACCGACTGGCGGTCTGCACCACGGCGACACCGTCATCGGATTGGCCCTTGCCCTTCAGTGCTTACTCACTGTGCGCGTATCAGACAAGCCCTTCCTGCCCCAGTGGATCACGGACCGCAAGGTTGCCGATGCCAGAAAGCAGGGTGCCCGCCACGATCTTCGCCGATACTGACAACCTTGTGATACCCTGAGGCCATCATGCCCCGTACCGAAAAAGATCGCATCCAGTTCCTCCGTGCCGCGTTGCAAAACCACACCGACTTCTGGGACGAAGCACGCCCTCGGATGCGTCGGTATAAGAACGCGTACATGACCAGGTTCTACGCCGACATTGACCTCGTGTCAGACACGGCCATCCGCGTCGAGACTGCCGACGCCTACGCCACCATCGAGTCCATGATGGGCAGCCTGTTCACGAAGTACCCAAGTGTCGAGGTTGGACCTGACATAACAGGGAAAGGCGACGCTGTGTTCACTAAGACCATCGCGAACGACTTCCTCAAGTCGGCGCGCACTCAGGTCGAGTCCGCCGCACGCATGGCCCTCATCTACACAAGCTCCTTCCTGAAGCTGGCCCCGCGTGAGAGCAACACTCTGCTCGGCAAGATCGCGATGCGCGCAATTCCGCCGTGGCAGATCATCGTAGATCAGGATGCTGCAGCGTGGGAAGATTCCAGGTTCGTTGGGCATGTTTACTATTTGTCTGTCGACGAAGCCAACGCTAAGTTCGGCTCCGGCAAGAAGTTCGTAGGCGCGCCGCAGCGCGACTACTTCACCGACTATGAGCGCAACAACGACCGCTCTTACCGCAACTTTAATGGCACGTCGAACGCCGAACTTCCCAACGAGTATCTCTACATAGAAGTAGTCGAGATGTACGATCTGCTGAACAGCGAGCTGCTGTTCTGGTCGAGCCACTACAAGAACGGAGCAGAGCTGCTGAGCAAGGACGCGATCCCTGTCATGACCTTCGACGGGCGTCCGCTTCCGAACATCGTGCCCTTCTACTTCGCCCGTCAGCCTGACCGCCCGATGGTTGGGTACTCTGCTATGTCGCGCGTCTACGATCAGTGCTTCGAGAAGAACGTTTTGCGCACGTTCTGGGCGAACGCCGTCCGACGTGACAGCCGCCAGTTCATCTACAAGGAGGGGGCCTTTGACGACGAGGCTCTTGCCAAGATCACGAGCGGCATCGACGGGGCCATGATCCCCACCGACAACGACACGCTGGCCGGGCTGATTGCCGAGGTCCCGGTCACGCCGATTAGCAGCAACCACGCAGCATACCTCAACTACATCGAGTCAGATTTGAAAAAAGGCAGCTTGACCGCCGGCTTTACTCGCGGCGAAGCGAGCAAGGCCACGGCAACAGAGGTCACTGCACTCATGCAGTACACTGCCTCGGAGCTGGGCAAGATGGCGCGCGACCGCGATGCCACCATCGAGCAGGCTGTCACTCTGTACATCCGCATGCTGATCCCTCTCATCGACGACGGAGACACCCTTGTCATCGCCACACCGTCCGGTGCCCGCGCTGCCTCTGTTGAGAAGATCGACGCGGATTGGTCCTTCTATGCAACGGATGGCGGGGGTACTCCCATGACAGATCTGGTGCGCAAGCAGCAGCTGACCCAGTTGCTCGCCGTTCTGCCTGGCCTCGGCGTTTCGGCCGACAAGCTGCGTGCAGAAGTCGTGCGTCTGTTCGACCTGCCTGAAGCGTTCAACGAGGCGGCTCCTCCTGCCCCCGCACCGGAGGCTCCGGCTGCTGCGCCCGAGAGCGCGATCACTCCGCCGGAAGCAGCGCCTACCCCCTCGGCTGACACCGCTGCCATCATCGGAGGCGTGTGATGCCCATCTACGACTTCGTATGCAAAGAGCACGGCGAGTGGGAAGCGCTGGTCAAGTGGGCACAGGGATCGAAGTGTCCGGAATGCGGAGTCGCCGGCGTACAGCAGGTGTCCATGCCTGCGAAGATGACCACGCTCTGGAACGCAGGCTGGAACTCCGGCCTCAGTGGCAACGGCTTCTTCAGCCCGAGCGCAGGTCACCGCGTTGCGAACAAGCGCGAGGAAGAGAAAATCATGAACGCTCGCGGCTTCGTGAACGAGAAGGACGTCGGGGGCGAGGCCATGTACGACACCCTCGCATCCCGCAAGATGGACGAGAAGAAACAACTTGATGCGACTGCCAACCTGTACCGGGAGAACTTGCAGAAGTTCGACGGGGATAAAATCAGAGCAGTCACCGAAACCTTCCCCGCCAAACAAATGCTTGAACAGGCGCATGCCCATGATGCTGCCAAGGAGTCTACGTAATGTCCCCAGAAGAAAAGGCCAATCTCGAAACCATGCGCGCCCAGTCCATGACCCGTCAGGGTGAAGTCGAAGCGCAGGAGGACGAGATGTACTCGGCCGCCGCGCCGAAGGGCTCGTTCAGCGGCAAGGCTGCCAATGCCCTGGTCGAAGCGACCAACCGTCTGCTGCCCCTGTTCGGCATCAAAGACATGTACGACCGCTTCTCCGAGCCGAAGCTGTCCACGTTGCCTGTCGAGTTCGTACGTCTGCTGACCATGTTCGGCAAGGCGTTCGATGACGCCATCGAAGAAGGCGTGCTGCCCGAAGACGCGAAGCTCGACCTCACCGTGGTCACGGACGACACCGGGCTGCAGGGCCTGGCCGGGCGCATCGGCATGGCCGCCAAGTCCGGTACCTTCAAGCGCTTCCTGTCGAAGAAGGTCAGCGAGCGCGGGGCCGAAGAGATGGGCAAGGAAGGCGAGTACGCCGAGTCCGAAGCCCCCGAGTCTGAGAAGCCCGAGTCCACTGATGCCCTGTTCGCAGGAAGGATGTAATCATGCTTGATACCGCAGCCACGCCCGTCGCACCTGCCGCTGAAGCCCCCGTCGTTGAGCCTGTCCAGTCCGCCGAAGCGGAAGACATCAGCCTCGATGAGCTCATCGGTTCAGCGTATGACGATCACCCCGAACTGAAGGGCGGGCACAAAGGCCTGCCCGACTACAAGAAGATCCTCGAGCACCTGCCTGAGAACGGGCGCAAGCTCGTTGGGAATCTGCGCGCCTCGTACACGCAGAAGACGACGGAGATTGCCACGCTTCGGCAGCAGCTCGAGGCAGAGCGCGCATCCTTGGCCCGCGACCGCGAGCTGATGACCAAGTCAGAGTTCGCACAGAAGGTAGCAGCGCAGGCAGCGAAGCCGTTGGAGCACGACGCCTGGAGTGACGAGGGGCTGCAGGAGCGGATCGACGTCAAGGCTGCGCAGATGATGCAGCAGATGCTTGCTCCACTCCAGCAGGATCTCGCCGCGCAGAGCCGTCAGGTTGCGCTTGAGTCGTTCAAGACCAAGCACCCCGACCTGACATCCGAGGACATGCGCATGCCCGTTGCGCGTCTGCTGATTGATCGGCCCGAGCTTCGGCTCGAGGATGCGTACTACATCGTGAAGGGCCAGGTCGCCAAAGAGCAGAGCGTTGCAGTGAAGACTGCACAGCGCGAGACTCTGATGAAGACCTCGACCGGCAACGCGGTGCGGTCTGCCGAGGCTCCGAAGTTCAAGGACGCATGGACTGCGTACCAGTGGCACAAAGCCCACGGCTCCGCGAAGTGAAGAAGGCCAGCAAGAAAGTCGTGAAGAACCCCTCGACCGGGCGCACTAAGACTGTGCGCTACGGTCAGGTCGGCGCGACTATTTCACCGGGCACCTCGCGTGGTGACAGCTACTGCGCCCGGTCTGCTGGCATCAAGAAGGGGCTGAGCCCGGAGAAGCAGAACGATCCCAACACCCCAAACAATCTGTCACGGAAGAAGTGGGGATGCGTGGGAAAAAAGAGTAGACGCTGAACCGCACGAAAAACGTGCTATACTGCCGGCAGTGCAACTCCTCCCGACTGCCTCAGCG